TAAAGCAACAGCTTGAGATGTTTTTTCTAACTCTTTAATTTGAGAATTAATATCAGGACGTTTAGCTTCGTTTAAACCTTCTTTAACAGTTTTAGGCATATCACCATATCCTGATGACTTGTATTTACCTTTAGGTTCTACAGGATCTCCACCTCCAACTACATCTTTAGTATATCCAATTCCTTTAACACCAAATGAAGCTTCAGTAGCATAATAATTAACATTTTTAACCATGTTTTTTAACACGATTTGTTTTAATTCATATACACTTTTATCTTTATTTTTTTCATCTTGCATTTCAGTATAAAAACCCATTAAAAATGATTGACCATAAACATTGTCAATATTGTCAGGATTATTATTATCGAATTGGTTTGCTAAATCTTTAGCTACTTCTGGTGCTGGTTTTTCAAATTCGTTTTGATCACCATATTCTTTAGTATTTTTAACACCTACTGCTTCTTTAATATTAGTATCAAAGATTTTAAACCAGTTAGGTTGTGCAGGTGATTGTGTAATAATACCACCAATTCCTTCACTTAAAAGGCTTTTGCTTTTTAAGATATGAATAGTTGAATCAAAATCATTACCTGAAGTAATATATTCAGGGAACATGTATTTTGCTACTTTTAAGAAGTGGTCTTTATTACCTTTACCTTCTTTAATTAATTGGTATTGTTGTTGTAATGTCTTTTCCATTTTGTTATAAATATTAAGAGTAGAAAATTGCTGGTCCACCACTAAATGAAGCACTGGTTACAAATAAAGGAACTGTTACTCCTGCTGGGAAGTTAATTGCACCTAAATTATTTCCATTAGCATCTACTAATGCTGAAAATGTAATTGCAGCATTGGCTACTGTAAATCCAGCATACGATCCAGTAATACTGGTTGTAGCTTTAGTAGCGGTTGGGTTTGCGGGAATGTTTGCCATATTTTTATTTTTTAAATAATTCTATTAAGTCGTTTACATAATCGTTAGCTAAATCAGTACCATATACTACATTAAATGATTCTGGATTTTGTCTGTAATAATCCATAGTTTCATGTTTTGCTTGTTGTAATAATGGTAATAACTCATTTAACTTTCTTTCTAATTCATCAAAACCTAAAATACGGCCTGCAATGAACTTTTTTTTATCTACATCAGTGATATTTAAACCATCTAAATATGATTCAACATCTGTATTTGCTTCGTTTAAAGATTCAGCTGGTAATCCTTTAGCTGCTCTTTCAGCACCTGCTTTACCAACTATTTTATATTTAAACTTTTTAACATATATGTTATCAGCAACACCTTCTGAACCTGCTGATGGACCAGGACCAAATGTTGCTCCAGGACCTTCTGCTACTTTTTTATATCCGGCTTGTGTATAAGCTCCGTAAGTTGATTTTCTAGGAGATGGACCTGTATGATTTTCACCTTCGCCACCTGATGTAAAAAATGAATTAGAAGCTATTGTTGATTCTTCATTTAATGTATTTGCTAAATCTTCTGCTACGCTTTTAAATGTTTGATATTCATCTGGATAATTTGTTCTCAAATGTGTTCTAAAATCATTAAAAGTAGCAATTACTTTTTTAGCAATTTCTCTAAATTTAGGATCATCTTTTTTATCAGCTGATAATTGTTCAATATAATCTCTTAATTGAGCAAATTTCTTAAAGGTAGTATCCATTTCTGGAACAGTTGTTACATCCCATGATATAGCACCTGTAGTTGGGTCAATAGAAGTAACAGTGGATTTATTTCCACCTTTTACTTGTACATCTCCTACTTCAATTTCCTTTAATTTATACTTAGCCATTTGCTTTTACAAGTTCTTCTAAAAGTGCGTAGTATTGTAATAAGTTAACTAAATCATCATTACCTACTTTAGCCACTTTACCTAAAGGTAACAACATATTGTTAACTTCATTCAATTTAATTTTAACAACTTTATCAGTAACTTTTTTAGCTAATGTATTTAATTCAGTTTTAATCTCGTTAATCTTAGTATTATAAAATTCTTTTAATTTAGGAGTTGAATCAACTGAATTAATAAATTCTTTTAATACTGATTTTTGGTTATCATTTAATGAAGCATATTTGCCATTAAATTTTTCCAATAATACCTTATATGTTAAAATACGTAAATCCTTATCGTATGATTGGAATTCAGTCATTAAATCTTCTTCTACTTTTTGTTTATTAACAGCGCGTGTTGTTAAACTTTCTAAAATAGCAATTTTATTGTTAATGATTTGATCTGGGTTAGATAAGTTTTCGCTGTTGTATATCTCTAATAGAGTGTATAGTGCCGCGTGTACTTTATAGCTTGATAGTTTTGTAGCAAAAAATTCATCTAAATTATAATACTTAGATATTTCTTGAATCAAGTTATATTTTTGTCTTTTTAAAGCTCCTCTATTTAAATTTTTAGAAGATTCAATAACGGAATTAACTACAACTTCGGCCTTGCCTTCTGTTAAGTTTTTATGTTTAGATAAAGTTTCATACAATTTGTATTCTCTACCTAATTCCGTTCTTACAAAGTATTTTTTAAGGATACCGGTTGCTTTTGAATCATTACCTGATAATGTATCAGCGGTAATTTGTCTTACCAATAATTCAAACAGAATTCCTGTATTCTTATACTTGGAATGTTTTATATTCATTCTCGAGGTTTTGTTATAAATATATAAGGATTTTTATTCTCTGATTTGTTTTTCGTCTAATAGCGATTCTTCCGCTTTAGGTGTTTCAAGTGATACCCTTTTAACTAAACCTTCAATTAAAGATTTATTTTTAAGATATACTTGTTTTGCCTCTAAAGCTAATGGTGAACCACCTTTATATTGTGGGCGAATTGAATCCGATTCATTATCGTCATCTTTCATGCCTTTAGCGCCTAATCTGTCTTTTCCAAAATTATCATCTTGAGTATTACGATCTGTTGCTTTTTCTTCAGGACGACCTAATTCTAAATCACTACCATATCCTACAGGTACATTATCTGGTTGGTCATACATTCTACCTTTACCATATAATGATGCTAAATCGTGTGGTGTACCATATGATTTACCTGTTACTTTAGGATCATTACCCTCTTCCATTAATTGATTATAACGGAATGTACGTTTTTGATCTTCAGCTAATAAGTTTCTATATTCATCATATTGATCCTGACTAAAGTGGAATACATTATCATAAATCCAATCTGTAGGTAATAATTTGGCTTCCATAATCTTTTGGGCTAAATCAACCTTTTGAGTTAATAATGCAATTTTTTCTTGATCGTAGATAATTGATGGAGTTGTTAAATCTAACTCAAAGTTAGTTAATTCCTCGCCTGTATAACCTTGTGAATATAAATGTACTAATGCAATTTTATATAATTCAGATAATGTAATACGTTGGATACGATCAATTGTACGAGCAAATCTAATATCTTCAGCGGCTAATGTTGCTTTACCACTTAAATCTTTATCGTAACCCATAAATGCTTTTGGCACTTTAAGAGCTGCGAATAATTTATCGCGTAAGTAAGTAACATCTTGAATACCATCATAATTTAAACCTGGTTGGGTTTCAATTTTAGTTGTAGTATCATTACCGCGAATTGGAATATAAAAGTCTTCCAATAAGTTTTGCATGTTGTATTTTAAGTTGTACTCACCAGTTTGGTTATCCATTAATGGAGTACGCTTCATTGTAGAAATTGTTTTCTGCATGAAGTTTTCAACTTCGTTTGGAGGAATTGAACCTACGTTAATGTAGAAAGTACGACGATCTGGGCTACGTGAAATTCTATGAATTAACATAGCATCTTCCATTAACACGTATTGTTTAAAGATACGACGAGCTGGTTCTAAGTATGAACGACCATAAGGTAAATAGTTAACATCTGTTAACAATCTAAAATGGGCCATTTCGTAGTTATCAAAATAGATACCTGGTTGGTTATCTTGGAATTGTCCTAAAGTAGGGGTACCATAATAACCTGAACCACCTGCATAAATACCTTCAGGTGAATATCTAAATCTTACTGCGTTTGGATGTTCTTTATCGTAATTTTCTTGTCTTTCAATATGATATGCAGTATATGGAATTACATTGTAAACACCATATTTTTCAGCAATTTCTAATTTTAAGAAAAAGTCACCATACTTACACATTTGGCGAATCCAAGACCATAAATTAAATTCAACGTTTAATACATCATAAAACAAGTTGTATAGAATTTGTTGAACGTCTTCGTTATTTGATCTAATTTGTAATACTTCGCCTAAATCATTTTTTAATGTAGATTCATCTGAAATAATATCAAGAGCAGAAGCAACAATAGCATCATAATCCATGTTATCATAGTCTGAATAGACCATGGTACGTAAGTATTGCCAATTTACACCAATTTGAGAACCTAATAATGAGGTAGAGGCAGGTGAATATAAACGATTATACCTATCCATTAATGAATTGGTAGCAATATCTCCTGAACGTTGAATTGAA